ATGCTATCAGAAGAGATCACAAAAGCCCAACGCCTCGTCAGGACAGATGCGTATCAGATGTCCATTGGCGAGATCGTCAGTATGTACGATAATGAAGAAATCATTATCGATCCCGAATTCCAGCGCCTCTTTCGCTGGGACATCGGCCAGAAATCGAAGCTGATCGAATCTCTCCTGCTAGGCATTCCATTGCCTTCGATTTTCGTGTTCGAAAGAGATGACGTCAGTTGGGAACTCATTGACGGACTGCAACGGGTCTCGACCATTCTCGAGTTTATGGGGCGTCTGCGCAAACCCGACGGAGGCTTCGCCCCGCCGTCGATTTTGGAGGCAACGAAGTATCTGCGGTCGCTTCACAATGCCGTCTGGGAACGGTCCGAGCTGATTACCGACGTTCCTGTGGAAGAGCAGGTTGAGATCGACAAGAGTCACCAGCTCTCCATCCGGCGAGCACGGATCGGTGTTGAAATCCTGAAGAGACCGAGCGACGACCAGACAAAATTCGACCTGTTCCAGCGGCTCAATGCCGGGGGCACGCAGGCGAACGCGCAGGAACTGCGTAACTGTATCATGCTTATGGTCAACGGGGACTACTATCGAGCCATTAAAGCCGCAGCCGAACAGAAGTCTTTCCAGACCGTCATTTCTGTGACGGAAGACCAGATCGAGCGGCAGCGGCACATGGAGCTTGCAGTTCGGTTCCTGGTCCACACATTCGTGCCATACGACGGCACCCTGGACGTTGAGGAGTACATCGACGAAGGCATCGTTCAACTCGCCGGCCAGAGCAACGGCAGGGATGCTGCTGGGGTGATTGATCGCACGTTCGCCCTAATCGATGCGGTCGCAGGCAAGAACGCGCTCCGGAGGTTTGAAAGCGGGAATCATACAGGCAAAGTAGGGCTGGTCGGCCTAGAAGGGATTGCGGTGGGCGTTGCCAAGAACCTCGACGCGATCACAGCATTGGCTAATCCGCAGGAATTCGTACGCGACAAGATTCAGATGTTTTGGAGCCAACCGGAGACCCTCACCTTCACTTCTCCCGGCCTGCGTGGGACGACACGCATTCTGCGGACGGTGCCGTTCGGACAAAACTGGTTTCGTCCATGAGCAAACCATTCTCCGAAGCCGATTTCACCGCCCAGATTACTGAAGATCGGTCCTGGCGTCTTAAAGAAATCTCCGATCTGAAGGTGGCGATCCTGCGAGCGGACGGGAACCTGCGCAGAGTTCTCCTTCGAGCGATGATCACCATCTGTTACGCTCATTGGGAGGGCTACGTCAGGTTTGCAGCGAGGAAGTATCTGGAGCATATTGCGCTTCGCAGGTTCCAGTATGGAGAACTGGATCGGCAGTTTCTACGAAACTATTTCCTGCCTAGATTGGCGACACTGTCGAATTCGAAGGCTAGTATTGAAGATCGGTGCGCGCTCATCGACGAGATACTAACCTCCACAGATCGGCGTTTCACGCGCATAAACGAGGACCTGATCAACACGAAAGCGAACCTCAACTTCGATGTCTTTCGAGATATCTGCCTTGTGTGCTGCGTCGCCCTCCAACCTTTTGAAGACAAATCGACGTTCATCAATGTTGTTCTCCTTAGACGTAGGAATGCTATAGCGCATGGGGAAGACACGTTCGTCGATATCAAAGATCTGGACGTGCTGACTACTCAAACAATAGCCCTGATGCGTGCGTTCGGCGATGCCGTGGAGAATCAGGTCGTTCTGAAAGTCTATAAGGCAGCTTGAGGGTGCTGTATTAACCCATTGCCAACAAGCCGTGCGCTTGACTCATTGCGCCAACGTGAACAAAATAAGAGCATCAGCGAGCGGCGCTGATGACCACGGACGCATTTTGGGGACGGCTGTGTCCGCTTAACACGAGCGGAGAAAATGAATGAATGCACCTGTCCCTTTGGTCGAAGACGAGATTGACGAGGTGCTCGCCTACCATGGCGGCGATGCACGTGCTGCCATCAAGGCGCTACTTCTGGACAGAGACTTCCTGCTGCGGGAGATCGAGATCGCCAGCACGGCGATCAGCCCAGGCTATACACGCGGAGATTGGCCAAAGACGCTGATCAATGAGAAATACCCACAGCGTCCCTGACTACCTGACCGGACGCCATCGGGATCGACGGCGTCCGGTCAAATTAGACTGCGCGGGAAATCCGTTCGGGATCGGATTTTAGAATTTGGCTCCTATATGTATCCTCTGCCTCAATGACAGCCATGGAAAGAAAATAAGAAAGCATAGACAGATTAGATTTATTGGATAATTTAATTAACTCATATGTCATATCAATTATATACAATACTCTTGCTTCACGATTTGCCTGTGTTGTCATAATTTCCCCCAATACCAAGCCCGTTTAACGGAATAATTAATATTGTAATTATTCCGTTAATCAACCTGAATATTGCAGCAACTTATAGTTTACAAAATCATGGTTAACTGTACTTTTGTTTTCCAATATGCACATTCAATACTTGACGATGAAAAAGCCCGCTCCGGTGTCAAGCGGAACGGGCGAAAGCATCAGGTATCGTTTTGCAGATGGTGCGGATCAAATACTCGATACAGATCCTTTCCTGCGGCCGCGGTTGAAAATGCCGGCACTCCGTTGGGCCATGACGGACCGGCGCCTGAACTCTTTCAGCGCCGGGATCAGTTGGCTTTCCAGAAATTGAGCCCCTGCATGATGAGCCAGCCGACGCCTCCAATGATGCCGAGGATGACGGCCATGCCGATCTTGTTGGCAACGGCATCCGCTCTCTGGCGGACCCTGCGGAGGAAACGCATATCCTCCCTGACCGCGTCCTGAAAGTCTGGGGTATCGACGCGGAGACCGGCAGCTGAGAACTCGTCACGCACAGCATCTCGAACCACGGCAACGAGTTCATCTTCTGTCATTGCACTTACCTTCCGGCTGCTCATGCCTTCCATCCGCAGAGCCTCGCGCCCTTTTCGTTGTGGGCGAGCATCTCGTTGACCTCACGCTCGCTCATGGCCGCAATCGTGGCCGGTGTGGGCCGAAACGCTTTCGAAACAGCGCAGAAGCCCACTTTGCTCGTGCCGCAGCCGGCAAGAAGAAGGCACGAGAGCAGGATTGCTACCTTCCCCATTTTTTCAGCCTTTCGCGATTCGTGCCGGCATCGCGACCCGCGATCGCATCCTCGATCTCATCGGAGACGGTGCGGGCCTCGGCCTCCCGTTCGGCCTGCTTCGAGCGCTCCAAACCGCCGCCATCCACCCTGCCCTTGAGATAGAGGCCCAGCGCCGCGATCAGCAGCGCACCGAGACCGGTGAAAAGGCCATTCGGCCCGGTGAGAAACGACAGCAGAAACTCAAGCATGGGGCGCCTCCCCGGCTTTCGGCATGGTCTCTGCCATGCGGCGATTGATCCGGTGCCGGTCAAACAGCCACCAACCGAGCGCGAGGCCGTTGATGACGAGACCGGAGAGCGCATCGGCCGCGCCCTGGTCGAGATAGCCCCGCGCGATCAGCGCACCGCCGATCACCTGCAGCAGCTGCCGCAGGATCGGAATGATGAGATCGATTTTCATGAAGCCCTCCTGAAAAACGCGGCGAGTGCCGCGACCAGATTGAAGATGATGGTGAAAAGGTTCGTCGCCGGTGCCTGCGCCGGCGCCGGGACAGTCTCGGCCGGGAGCGGTGGCGGCGCCGCATCCTCTGTCGGTCGCGTAGGTGCGGGTGGCGTTTCCGGGGCCGGCACGGGAGGTGGCGGCGCTATCTCCGCAAATGCGGCCCGCAGATCTTTCTCGACATTGATCTTGCGGGCGCTCGACCAGTCCGGCGTGCCGTTCGCCTTGACGCGGGTATATTCGGTCATTCTGCCGTCATTCGACCACTTGGCCGAGAAGAAGAGATCGCGCTCCTTCTCGCGCCTCGGAACGATCTCGGCAGGCTTGCGCCAGTCCATGAAAGACTTCTTCGCGCCGGCGATGTCGCCAGCCCTGAATTTCTTCACCCAGGAAGCGGTCTTGATCGCGCCTGTATTCCAGTGGAACGACAGCGCCGCCGCGAATTGAGCCTTGGTCAGCGGAACCCCCGCAAACGCTTCGTTGACCTCCTGCGCATAACGCTGGAGCGCCCAAACGAAGATCTTCAGGCAGTAATCGAGCGGCTGGGGGTTTTTGATATAGCGTTCGACGCTGTGCCCGCTGGCCGAGGTAATCCCCACACACCAGGTCCAGATGCCCCTGCTGTCCCTATATGCCTGACGGACGATAGCCTCGTGGCTGGAAAGCTCCAGCGCGATTTCGTAATCCACCTCGTTACGGTCCATTCTTACCTCTCCATAAAAAAAGCCGCCCCGGGGGCGGCTGCTGTGAAACTCGTCGTGACTTGGATATTTGCCGCGATCGCGCGGCGTGCTATCGATCGAGCATGAAGCCCTATCGCATCGCATCTCTGCTATTCTGCATGGCGCTCATGGCGGTGGCGGTGCTTTGGCTGGGGATTATCCCCGCCGTGATGCCTGGCCAGAACCACCGCGCCGAATGATCCTGCCCCATGCCGGCCGGCCTAGCGGCTGTCCTTGCCCGCACCGGCCGATGGCTGCTTCACTTCAAGCGATGTGGTCGAACCGCCACTCCGATCGGCGCGATGGCGAACCGATGCAATGCGATATGTGCCGTCAACGCCCGGCCGGGCTCCCGTCAAGATAAAGCTCGCCTCGGCCTGCGCATCGACGGCGAGGTCAAGCTCGACATTCCCCTCGCCGCCCTCGCGTTCGGCCTCGCGCTTGCGGGCATCGCCGACCTGCCTGGCCTGCGCCTCGTCCTTGACGGTGGCGCGAACCGCATTCGTCGATTCCGGCAGGTCGCGGTCGAGTTCGTACTCAACCTCTTCCGTCTTGAAGGAAGCGGATTTCCTATCGAAATAGCGGACCTTTGCTTTGGTGAATGATCGCCGCCCGCGAAAGGGCGAGATGTCCCAGGATATGAGATTGCCGCCGACTGTGCCTATGACCACTGGCAGGGCCGCGCCGCCCGGCGCCTGTCCCTGTCCGCGTTTCGCCAACACCGCCTTGTCACCCCTGATCTTGAACGTGCCGCCGATTTCACGGGCGAGCCGTTGCCCGAGATGGATCAGGCTTTCGCCCTCGGCCGACCAGTAATCCCGCTGGATGGAAGCGAACGCCGGATCGATCTCGATCGCGGCGATGCCCGCCTTGCTGCCTGCCGCCGCGAGGAAATCTTTCAAGCTGGCATCATCCTTGTGAAATGACAAAGGCTCCTTCACCTTGCCGCGGCTATCGAACCCCTTGGCACTCACCTTCAGCGTCCGGCCCCCGCCGCGTGAACCCGACGAACGGACGCTGTCGACCGTACCGGAAAATTTCAGCACGCCCTGAAGCCAGACCTCGACAAAAGCACCGTCCTTCGGCAGGCGGACCTGCCCATCGGTATCGTCCAGTGTCAGCGAACACGTATCCGAGGCCGAGCCATCCTTGTCCATGATCTCGATATCGATCAGGTATGGCCGCATCTTCGCGCTGACATTCAGACCGTCGACCCATACTTCCCACGAAACTTTCCATGGCATGGCGCTCACCCGAACAGGGAAACGACGTGCCGCCGCGGAGCGGATTGCTCCGGAGGCAAATCCGGCAAGGTGACGACAGTGCCGAGCGGGATATATGGCCCAAGCTCCGCCAGACCGGGATTGATTTCGAGCGCCTGCTCGACCAGGGACTGACCGCGCACGCCAAAGCGCCGCCATAAGATCAGGTCGAGCGTCATATCCTCGCCGCGAATTGTCACGGTTTCCGGCATCATGTCCTCCAAATGAATCTGCGTTATCGGCCAGCGCCGAAGAGCGACAGCAGGCCCGAAATGATCTGCTGGCCCGCGCCCGTGTCCGGCTGCACCCGTGTCATCGAGATCGAATGCTCGACGACGAAGCCGACGCCGTCGCGCAGGATCTCTGTATGGCCCTCCGAAACCCGCGTAATGGCGAACCACCCGAGCCGCTTGCCGTCACCTCGCTGAACGGGAAAGCGCGTGCCGGTGCGCCGCATCTCATGCACGATCTCCAGCTCATCGAGCCCGCCGATCTTGGTCGGCAGTAGCCTGCCCGAAAGCGTGATCTCGTCATCGCCCTCGCCGCCGAATTCTTTTCCCGGGAATGCCCCCATCAATCCCTTGGATGCGATATCGGCCGATGCCTGGCGGTCGAATTTGTCGATCGAGAATGGCCGCGTGTCGACGGCCAGCGTTCCCAGCATATAGAGCATCACGCCACCCCGTATTCGATATCGGCCTGCACGCCATCCATGTCATCGCGCAGCTGGCGCTCGATCATCGCGAGGACCTTCCGGGCAAGCCCCTCCTCACTCATGCCCGGCGCGGCGTGCACATGGACGGCACCGATGCTGACGCTCCGCCCGCCACCGGGGGAAGCACCTCCGCTAAGCTGATGATTGGGGATGATCGTGCCCGATCGGGAAGCCGTGAAAATCTCCGGCCCTTCCTCGCCCACGAGATAGGTCCGCCCGCCGACAACCGGCCCACCCGCCGCGCGAGCGCCAGAGATCACGGCGCCGCCAGGCCCAACGACGGAGCCGGCTGGCGTCGAAGCAGACGCCGCGCCGCCGCTATACCCCGAGCCCCAATTGCGAATAGCGTCGGCCACGCTCTTCGCCTTCTCATAGGCCTGACCGAAATACCCGATAACCTGGCGGATGGCCTCGATCACTGTCTTGATGCCTTCTGCCGCCGCGCCGCCGATTGCCTCGCCCCATAAGCGCCACTCGCCGGTCGACGTGGCAAGCGGGCCGACCAGTCCCGTCAGGCTATCCCAAATGCTTTTTACAGCATCGACGATCGGCTGAATGACCGGCATGACCGGCCCGAGCCCGGCCATGAAGCCATCTGCCACGCCCTGGATCATGGCCTTCACGCCATCCCAATTATTGTAGATGAAGGTGCCTGCCGCGGCGATACCCGCAAGGACAAGACCGACGCCGGAGAATAGCAGCGCTGTGCGAAGCCCGATGGCCACAACACGCAAGACACGCATCGGGTTCGCCATGGCCAAAGCCGCAGCTCTCATGGAGCGAAGCGCCAGGACATTGCCGGCAGCGGCCATCGCCGTCGCCTGCCCGATGAATAGCAGCGACCGGCCGTAAAGCCGCAAGGGGAGAAACGCCAGGCCGAGGCCGCGCACCACGCCGGAGAGCACCCGCATCCCGCCGATGGCCCCCGCAATCATCCCGCCGCGCATCCACAGCAGGCTGAACTGCGCCGCAATCGCAGCAACCCGCAGCGCGACGAGACCGGCAACGGTCGCGACGATGACGCGGGTCAGCGCGGGATGCGCCTCGGCAAAATCCGCCATCCGCTTGATGATCGGCCCCAGCGTTTCCATGATCGAGGTCAGCGCCGGCAGCAAGGCCGAACCGATGACGATCCCGAGCGCGCCCAGCTGGTTCTTGAACAATTGCACGGCGTTGGCCGTCGTCTTGGAGCGAGTCTCGTATTCCTTGGTCGAAGAATTGAGATACTTCGTCTTCTGGTCGACCAT